ATGAGGAACACTAATAATCTTTCGGCGGAATTGCAAGGCAATCTGGACGTGGCGCTGGCGTGGGCAGAGGCCGGGATTCCGATCTTCCCGGCGCTGGCTGAAAGCAAGCGGCCCCATGTCACCGGCTGGCAGGACAAGGCCACGACCGACCCGGATCAGCTCCGCCGCTGGTGGCGCAAGTGGCCCGACGCCATGCCCGCCATTCCGACCGGCAGCCGCTCCGGCGTGGCCGTGCTGGACCTTGACCGGAAGAATGGCAAGGACGGCTTCCAGACCTTGCGCGAGCTGGGGCACGACCCGGACGCGCTGAGCCCGCATGTCATCACCACGCCTTCTGGCGGGCAGCACCTCTATTTCCGGCACATGGAGGGCTTGAAGCAATCGGCTGGTCAGATTGGCCCCGGCGTGGACGTGCGGGCAGCGGGCAGCCTTGTCATTGCCCCGGGCGCGATCAACGGCAAGGGCAGCTATGGGCGTCTCAGCGGCCCGCTGAAGCGCGTCTTGGCTGATCTGAAGCCTTGGCCCACGACGGTCCAGCCGCCTGCTCGTGAGCCGCGCCAGAGCTCCGGCGACGTGACCGGGCTGCCCTTTGAAGAGTTCCGGGACGCGCTCATGGCGGTGCCCAACGACGACACCAACCCGGACGCCGATGGCCGGGACTGGTGGGTCAAGATGCTGGCGGCGGTCCACCACGAAACCGGCGGCTCCGAAGAGGGCTTGGATCTGGCGCAGGACTGGTCCGCTCAGCACGGCTCCTATGACCCGGAAGAGACCGACTCCGTCTGGCGGTCCTTCCTCCGCGACGATGGCGCGACCGGGGCCACGGTGCTGCGCGAAGCCCGCAAGCGGGGCTGGGCCTGAGCGGGCATAGCCTCCACCGTCCCCCATTTCCTGATGGCCGCCGCAATCAAGGCGCTCTGCTTCTTGTCGAACGCCCGGCGACGGCTCCGCTGCGAGCGGATGTGCCGGTCTTGTTTCGTCTTGCGGCCCCCAGCGCCCTGAATGGCGATTCCGAGGGGATACAGCGGCGCGGTCATGGTCCGTCCTGTCTGCTGGGGGTGGTGGGGGCCGCCCACCCAAAAGGCAGCCCCCGGGAGTGAGCCTCCCCGACATGGCCGTGAGGCTAGGAGAAAACGGGGCGGCGAATCCTCTATACCCTGAGCTGGCCTCCGAGTCGATGGTCAACGGAAAGTTTACTTTCAATAACAGTTGCTTAGGTAATTAACCAGTGAGGGCGACTCAGGGTGTGCCAAGGCATCCCGCAATGAGGAGTCCTGACAGATGGAAGATGCAGAAGAGTGGTATGGGGGCTTCACTGTCCCGAAGAAAATCCGCCGCCACACGGGCAAATATTCCGGCCTCATGACCGTTGCCGAGCTGGCGCGGGCTGTGACCCCGCCGGGCAAGGACAAGACCAAGGTTGCCGATCAACTCCGTTGGTATCTCCGGCAAGGCTACCTCACTCCCGTTGCCCGAGAGGAAGAGGGCCGCAAAGCCTTCCTGTTCCTTCCCGACCAAGCTCTTGTGGCCGAAGTCCTGTTCCGCATGGCTGAGTTCGGTATTGCTGAGACCGAAGCCGGGCTGGCGGCGAACCAAGCTTTCAACGTCTGGCGCGAAGACGACTTGCCCGAAGGCAAGCCGCCGCACCCGACTCCCGGGCTGATGGTCATCCGCGACTATGAGGCTGGGCACCGCGATTGGTCCTTTGAGCTCTGGTGCTTCATCGAAGTGTCCACTGGCCAGAAGCGTTTCCATGCCCGTCTGGCCGCAAATCAGCGCCGCATCGGCACCAGCCTGCGGTGGGGCAAGGAAAACGGGCATGACCCCCGGGCGGTCTTCGCGGTTGATCTGGTGGACGTGCTGGACCCCATCCACCCGCGCAACCGCAAGAAGCGGGAAGGCATGAACTAATGGCGTTCCCCTTCCTGCCCAAGCTCTTCCGCCGTGCCGCGAAGCCCACCCATGTCCGTCGTTTCGACGGGGCAGCCGGGGGACGGCGCGGCTGGGGCATGGGCACGATGGGGCGCATTAACCCGGAAGTCTCCGCCGCTGGTGCGTCTCTTCGGAGCCGCGCCCGCTACCTAGCCGCTAACAACCCTTGGCTGGCGCAAGCCGTCGCCAACTGGGCCGGGGCTCTAGTGGGGCCGGGCATCGTGCCCGCGCCGAAGCACCCTGACGCGGACACCCGGGCGGAGCTCACCGCCCATTTCAACCTCTGGGCTGACGAAGCCGACGCCGATGGGCGGACGGACTTCTGGGGTCTGCAATCCGACATTGGCCGTGGGCTGGTCATCGACGGCGAGTCCTTCGTCCAGCTCATCACAACGGAAGCCGGGCCGAAGCTCCGGTTGATCCCGCCCGAGCTGGTGGACGAGTCCCTGACCCGTGAGCTGGCGGACGGGGCCTGCATCGTGCAGGGCGTGGAATTTGATGCGGACGGCAACCGGGTGGCCTATCACGTCCTCCCGAGCCGCCCGCATGACCAGTTCGCCAACTATGCCCCGCCTGTCCGGGTCCCGGCGGATGACATTCTCCATGTGATGAAGCCGCTGGCGGCGGGGCAGGTTCGGGGTGTCTCTTGGCTGGCCCCCGTGATCCTGCCCGCTTCCGAATTTGACCAGCTCTGTGACGCGCTCTTGGTGGGCGTGAAGGTCGCGGCGATGCACTCCGCCTTCCTTGTGGACATGAACGGCACGGCGGGCGAGCCCTATGACGGCACGGAGACGGGCGGCATCATGGAGACCGGCCTTGAGCCCGGCACCATGAAGCGGCTGCCCACCGGCTATGACGTGAAGTTCAACACGCCCGGGCAGACGCAAGAGATTGGCGCGTTCCTCCGCCTCAACCTGCAACAGCTTGCCGCCGGTCTGGGGCTGCCCGAGCATCTGCTTTCCGGCGATCTGACCGGGGCCAACTATTCCAGCCTTCGGGCCGGGCTGCTGCCGTTCCGGCAGCGGGTTGAACAGGTGCAGTATGGCACCCTTGTTCCCCAGCTTCTCCGCCCGATCTGGCGGCGCGTCGTCACTTTTGGCGTCCTGTCCGGTGAGCTGGCGGCCCCGGACTTCGAGTCCAATCCCCGGGCCTATCTGGCCTGCGAATGGCTGCCCCCGAAGCCCATGCAGGTGGACCCGCTCAAGGATGTGCAAGCGACCGTGGCGGAGCTGGAAGCCGGGCTGACCAGCCGCCGCAAGGCCGTCGCCGAACGGGGCTGGGCTCTGGAAGACCTGGACTCGGAGATTGCCGCCGATCCGCACACCCCCAAGCCCAAGGAGTCCGACAATGCCGCTTGACCTCTTCACCCGCCGGGCGGCCTTCCGTCCGACGACGCTTGACCGCGAAAACCGCACCGTCCGCGTCACCGTCTCGACCGGGGCCGCCGTCCAGCGGCGCGGCTATATCGAACGGCTGACGCTGCCAGACCCGCAGAGCATCGTAGGGCTGCCCGTGCTCAACTCGCACCGGCAAGACGGGCTGGACAATCTGCTGGGCCGCGTGGTGGCGGCTGGCGTGGATGACGCGGGCCTCTGGGCAGACGTGCAAATCTCGCAGCGGGCCGAATGGCTCTTGGGCGAGATCGAAGCCGGAATCGTGACCAGCGCGAGCATCGGCTACCGCCAAGGGGCCGCGACCCGCTCCACCGATCCCGCCACCGGGCAGCCGGTGCGCACCATCGTCCCCGAAATCTCGGAAATCTCTTTCGTCCCCGTGCCCGCCGACAAGGGTGCCACAATCAGGAGTAACCAAGTGGAAAACGACGAAATCACGGTGGATGAAAACGCCACCGAAACCCGCGAAGATGACCGGGCGCAGACCCGTGCCGCAATCCGTCAGATTGCCCGTTCCGCTGGCATGACCAGCGAACAGGCCGACGACATGGTGGACCGTGAGCTGTCCATCAGCGAAGCCCGGGCGGAAGCCTTTGAGGCAATGCAGGACCGTGGCCGCACCACGCCGCGCATCCGCACGGCGACCCGCGAGGCAGACAACCCCGCCACGGTCCTGCAACTCCGCTCCGACGCGCTCTATGCGCGGACCTCTGGCGAAGCCCCGTCCGACGCGGCGCGGCCCTACATGGGCGAGACGCTGCGCGACATGGCGCGGGCTTGCGTGGAGGCCACCGGCACCAGCACCCGCGCGATGGACGCTGACCAGCTCTTCCGGGCTGCGATGCACACCACGTCCGACTTCCCCCAGCTTCTCACCAGCACCGGCAACCGAACGCTGGTGGCAGCCTATCAGGCGGCTCAGAGCCCGGTGAAGACGACGCTGGCGCGGCAATCGACCTTGGCCGACTTCCGGCCCGGGACGCGGCTCAAGCTCAGCGACATTGGCACTCTGGGCAAGGTGAGCGAGTCGGGTGAGATCAAGCACACCAGCCGGGCGGAAGCGTCCGAATCCTATGCGCTCGACACCTACGCCACGCAGTTCGCTATCAGCCGCAACGCGCTCATCAACGACGATCTGGGCGCGTTCCGCGACTGGGGCGCGACGGCGGGCCGGATGGCGGCGGAAACGGAAGCCAACCTGCTGCTGTCGCTGCTGCTGAGCAACCCGACGATGGGCGAAGACGCCACCGCGCTCTTCCATGCCGATCACGGCAACCTTGCCGCCGGGTCCGCTCTGGAAGTCGCGGCGCTGGATGCAGCCCGGAAGGCCATGCGCGGCATGAAGGCTCTGGACGGTGTGACCCCCATCAACGCCACGCCCAAATACCTGCTGGTGGGGCCGGAGCTGGAAACCACGGCGGAGCAAATCCTTGCTGCGATCTACGCCGCTACCGTGGCCGACGCCAACCCGTTCACGGGCCGTCTGACGCTGCTGGTGGAACCGCGCATCACGGACTCGTCCTTCTACATCTTCGCGGACCCCGCCGTCCTGCCCGTGCTCGAATACAGCTACCTGAGCTCCGCTCAGGGGCCGCAGATGGCGTCCCGCGAAGGCTGGGACGTGCTGGGCATGGAGTTCCGCGTGGTGCTGGACTTCGGCTGCGGTGCCGTCGACTGGCGCGGCGCTTACCTCAACCCGGGCGAGTGAGCATGGCGACCGTGGCTGAGCTGACCAAGATGCGGGCGGACCTCCATGCCGCCCGCATGACCGGGGCACGGGAGTATCAGGACCAGAACGGCGAAACCGTCGTCTACAAGTCCGACTCCGAGATGGCCCGGGCGCTGGCGGCGCTCGACGCCGAGATTGCGGCGGCTCAGTCCAAGCCGCCGTCCACCATCCTCTTCAAAACGAGCAAAGGACTCTGACGATGAAGAACTATGTGCAGAAGGGTGAGAACATCACCGTGACCGCGACCGCCGCCGCCAGTTCGGGCGAAGGCGTCCTTGTGGGCAGCCTCTTCGGCATCGCCGCCGGGGACGCCGCCATTGGCGAAGACCTCGACCTTGTGACGGTGGGCGTCTTCACCATGCCCAAGGTGAGCACCGACGCCTTCACCGTGGGGGCCGTCGTCTACTGGGACGACTCCGCCGGGCTGGTCACGACCGACGACGACACCGGCTCCAACCCGGAAATCGGGCTGGCCGTGACCGCCGCCGCCAACCCCAGCGGCACCGTCAACGTGCGGCTCAACGGCTGAGACGATGAACGCCCCGGCCACCATCACCTCCGACCTGCTGCGCCTCCACAGGGCGCGGGACAAGGTTGCGCGGCTGGTGGTGGCCGATCCGGTCTATGCGCCGATCTTCCAGCGCCTTGAAGCTGAGATTGCCGAAGCTGAGGCCGCCGAAGACATCGTGGCCCGCGCCCGGGCCGTCGCTCAGAAGGCCAGAGGCGACAAGACTTCGCGCTGATATTCCAGCGTGGCACCGTCGCCATACTCTTCCCGGGTGAGGCGATGACCCATCAAATCCCGCCGCACCCGCTCATCAACCTTGGCCGCAAGCAAGCGGTCCTCAAAAGCGTGTCGCAACGAGTAGAGCGAATGACTGTCAGTTTGCAGCAACCCGTTTTCCCGCAGGAACTTGTTCACGACACCGGACAGGCTGGCAGAGCTGTCGCGGTAGCGCGGGAAGCCGGCCGGGAAGCCGCGCATGGCTTCCAAGCTCACCCCGGTCAAGGCGATCTTCCGACGCGCCCGGCGGCTCTTGAGCTGGCGGCCTACGGGCTCAATCGAGATGTGGGGCACGTTGGCCTTGAGGTGAATCGTCTCGGGCGTCAGGGCGGCAATCTCCGAGGGCCTGCATCCGGTGTTGACCATCACCAGCAAGATGGCCCGGGCCTCATCGTTCAAGCCGTCCAGAGCCCCCGGAGCCAAGAGCCTTTCCCGAATCCACGTCTCCGAGAAGGGCGGGCGCTTTTTCTTCTCGCCTTCCTTCAAGGACAGGTCCGAGAGGGGCAAGACCAGCCCCAGCCGCTTCATGCGGTTCACCGTCTTGAGCACGTCGCCAAGGTGGATCAGGTCCTTGTTCGCGCTGTTGGGCGTCATGTCCTCTTCGGCGATGCGGTCAATCCACCAGTCCCGGAAGGCCAGCATGTCGTCTCCGGTTATCTCGGGCAGGGGCCTGTCGCCCACCACGTCCACGAAATTCTTCACCGCCTTCTTGCGCGGATTCTGCCAGCGCCGAAGCTGGTCTTCGCTCTTGCCCAAGGTCTTGTCCTTGGCGAGCCCCCAGTAGAGTTCCAGCGCCCGCGTCACCGTGATGGGCGGCTCAGAGACGCCACCCAAGAGGGCAGCGGCTTCCACCATGTTCGGTTCGCCCTTGTGCTCTGGCACGGCTTCTATGCGGTCCAGAAGGGCCGTGGTGGGCAGCTCCGCCACCTTGGCGGCGGGCATGAACCGGAAGCCCCGGCGCTCTGCCAGCTCCCGGGCCGCCTCAAAGCGGCGTTCCGCGTCCTCTGTGTCTCCCGCCAGCCGTGCTTCCCAAGCCTCTATCAGCTCCGCCCATGCGGCTTCCGCCTTGAGCTTGGCGAGCTGAGCCGAGTCAGTGTGAAGGCTCTGGGAGATCAGCTCACGCGGCTCAATGGGCGCGAACCGCTTGGGCACCCGGCGGCGCAGATGGTAGGTGTTTCCGATCTTCTTGAGAGACAT